TATCGGTTTGTCCATAATCATCCCAATTTAAACTGAAAGCATAAGATGCCTTAACTTGTTTATAATTTGGGTCGTTATAATCATTTAAATTTGGTGTTTTACATTGTGTATTATCATAAGTATCTATATAACTTGGGTCATCTGACGGATTATCCCATCCCCATTCTTTAACATTTGGTACTAAAAAATTAGCTCTTTTTACCGTAGATTCATTTGATTGTTCCCATTTAATTTTAAATCGGTATTTTGCTTTAGTTGGTACTCCAATATTTGGGTCTAATGAAATAATTCTTTCACCATATTCATTAGTTGTAACATAATCCAAATTCATCGGAATATCTGTCAACCAAGTTCCATTTTCATCAATACATTTACCTCCTTGCTCCAATTTAAATTCTTCTAAAATTGGTCTACCTAAATTATCAGAAAATATTGTTTGACGAATTGCTAAAATTTGACCAGGTCCCGTGATTAAACTACACTTATCACCTAATTTAGGTTTTATACGACATCTTTGTTTTAAAACTGCTTCATCAACATTAGAAATTAAAGACCCCATAAAAACCGCAGTAGGTTCAATTTTTAAACCTAATTCTTGTTGTAAATCAAAGTCAGTTCTTGTAATACCTAAATTACAAATTTCAGGTTGTCCCCAAAATGGCTCAACCTCTAAAGTTCTATTAATAGTAACAATTTGAGGTAATTCAGATAAATTAAATGAGTTTTTAAACTCAGTTCCATTTATTTGGTTTTCAGTCGCAAAACCGGCTCTAATCAAATCTTGTGGTGATAATGAAAATTCTCCAATATCAGATAAATCAATATCTACGTGAATAGTTTGAGTACCAATCGGTACTCCAAAAATCATATAATCACCACTCTCATTTGTTTGACATGTATACTTATAATACTTGTCGTAAACTTCAATAAATGAAGGATTAGTTAATACATCCTCTCTATTGAAAAAAGTACCTGTTGGATTATGTCCACTATGTTGTTTTTGATATGGTAAAAGATTATATCTAAAACCATCTTCATTTAACTCATTTAATGATTTATAAGGATATAATGTTGAAATAACAGGATTAAGGAAATCACTTTCAGATAGAGGTATAAAAACAGATATTTTTGCTTTAGGTAAACCTAAACCATTATTAACTGTTACCCTACCAACGACTACCCCATAATCAGAACATTGTCGAGTGTAAATATCACTCTGTAAAATCTTTAAGGATAAGATTTCTAAAGACTCAAAATCTTGGTCTAATTGTACTCTAACTGATTTGTCAACACCTACTTGTGTTCTTATTCTATATGAATCTGACATTTAACGTTTTTTCATAAATAGTTTATTTGAAATTTTTAAAAAATATAAGATAAAAATTTCTAAAATAAATTATCAAGAAAAGTTAACTGTAGTAAGATTTTTAACTCTAATTGTAATATCTTTGGTTGCAAATCTTACTTGATAAATTTGTGTCGGTTGAGCAAAAATTGTATCATCAACCAATTGGATTTGTTTTGTTGTATTATCAGAGTATGATTGTGATGTTTGAGACGATGAATATTGACCACCAACTTTATTAAACACTTGAATATCGGAAACAGAGATTACTCCATTTTCATTTTGTACTAAACGTCTCAAATCAGAGATGTATACATTCTCACCCATGTCTCTTATACCAGAGTCAAAGAAAGTACTAACAATACTAATTAATTGTGATATTACTGCTCCCTGATTTTGACTATTATTTAAAACAACATCAATGTTTAATGCCAAATCAATAACGTTAGCACTTTCAATTGAGATATAATCATTAATCATTCTATAGTTAGACAAGTAATTTGCAACATTACTTTTTAACGTATTTGAAATAACTTCAGTTAGAGTACCATTGTTATCATATGACAACATTTTTACTCTAATTTTATTATTATCTTCAGTTATCGCAACTTTCGCTGGTGCCCCAAACTGTGAAGGCATTGTCCTTATAATAGAATCATAATCATTTACAGTAACCGCTCTGTCTTGAGCAGCAAAATTAAATGACACTAAATTTCTAACTTCTTCTATTGTTGGGTTATTCGCTCCACCTATTGCCGCTGTAACATTTGTACAACGAAGTGAATTAATTGTTACATTATTAATATTTGCCGATGGTCCATTAACATAAAATGAAACATTACCTATTTGAGTAATAACATTAACACCTAAGTTTGAGGACACTCCACCACCAACTCTATACTGAACAAATAATGTAGTATTTGCCTTTAATGTTGACCCTAAAGCAAAGTTATTTGAATATTTGTACAAATTCAATTTGTATCCATTTCTAGCAAACTCTCTTAATTGTTCATCCGCAGATTGACTACCACCACCAAAAGTCATTTTACAAAATCCTTCAGGTGTGAATTCTGACATAAATTTAGTACTTGTTTCAATATATTTCCCAACTTTAATACCAGGACTATCCGATACTTTGGTAGGGTCTTCAACAAAAACTCTATTTTCAGCTAAAGCTTTAACTTCATACCATCTATTATCAAGACCTATAAACTCTTGAGAACTTGGTACATTAGCATATTGAGTACCATCTTTTAAAAGTACACTTGTAACACCTAAAACATTTTTTTCAGGTAAGAATAACTCATAAAATGGTTTAACATCATTTGATGTAATAACTTTTTTATAAACTTTTGTTTGACCATTAACTACAGTTTCTCTTTTAACAATAGTATAATTTAAAAGTTTATTATTAGCATCAAAATTTGGTATTTTTAATCTATTTGGAAATCCTTCAGCATTTACAGGTGAAGCAAAATCAATATCATATACATTTTCAAAAATTTGACCGGCACCTAACACTTGAGAACCTCTCCTTAAAATACCACAATATCTAATATCTTCTTTATCTCCAAAGGCAGGAACTGTGATTGAAAAATCAACTAAAGCAACTGAAGGTCTTTGACCAGGTATCTTTAATCCATAAGTTCTAGCGATATTGTAGATTGAAGATTTTTGTTGAGCGTATTGTAAAACTGTTTCCTGAATACTTCTATCAATATTAAACTGTAAGTTGTCTGATACTGCAGCGTTTAAATCTAAAAGTGCTGAAAAAACAGAAGCGTCATTAAAATTATCAACTAAATCAGGATAATACGTTTTTGTAAAATTGATTAATTCGTTTCTTATTTGTTGAAAATCTCGTGTTGTATAAGATATCTTTTTGTTTGCCATATATCCTTAAATATTAATAATCACAAAATCACTCTGATTGAAAGCATCATTATTAACTCTATAATCAATTTTTATTTTAGCCGTGTGTTCTATATCAGATATTCCAGGAACCTTGAAAACTCTTTCATCGTTATCATTAACATAAGTTCCTTTGTTTTCTAAACCTACTGAAGCATCTTTTATTTCAATATTTGTTATTGTAATACTTGGTAAATACTCATCAACGGATTCTCTAATTTCAGATTCAATATCTGAAAATGTAGGACCATCCAACGGTTCAAAAATATATTCATAAAGACGAGTTCCAAAGTCAGGAAGATAGTATCTTGAACCTTTTCTCGTTAATATTAAATGTATTAAACTAGACCTAATCTCATCATCATTAGTTTGTGATAAGCCAAAATAATTTCCGTACCTTGAATCTTGGAATGGGAAATTTATACCATATGTTTTACCTTCTGCCATATTATATAAATATTATATTTAAATATTTTAATCTAAATACGAAAAATAAAAAATCCCGACCTAGCTCGGGATAACACATCGGATTTTTTAAGAAGAACATCCAAAACAATCAAATTCACTATTTTCAGGTTTGTCAGGTAGATTCATATAACTATAATCAACCTTTGGTGGTTCAGGAGTTGTCTTTGGTTTGTTAATTTTTGATACGTCCATAGCCAAGTGTTTAGCTCCCGTTGAGATTGCTCTTGTCCTAACGTAATAACAAAGTGTTTTCAATCCTTTTTCCCATCCGTAGAAATGTGATGATGAAATCTTTGACAATGTTGGGTTTGACATGTAGATATTC